ATACCCTGGAGGTGCGGCTGCATTTTATGGACCTGTAGTAAAGCTAGCAAATGGCGGTAAAGACATTGCTCCTTTACCACAGAATACATTAGTTGATGGGAATGGATTTCTTAATGTTGAAATTGTAATTGCAGGTACATTCACAGGAGCAGGTACGGTTAGTATTGATTTAGTTGGTGACGATGTAGATGATACAACTCCAACTGATGTAGTACAGCCACTTGTAAAAGCGGTTGCTACTGATTTAACATTAGGTAAAACAATAAGAATGAGTATGTCCCCAGGAGCAGTAAAGAAGTTTAATAGACTTTCTATTACTACTACCGCGGATGTAGGAGCAGGGGCAAGGGTTTTCGCTTACTTCTGTTAATTAACCGCCCCTTAATGGGGCTTATTTCATTTAGGGGGATATATGCTTACAGATGAAGAAAAAAAAGCTAAAAAAGAAGCCGAATCAAAAGCTAAAAAAGAAGCCGAATTAAAGGCTCAAGAAGAAGCTAAGGCTAAAGAGGAAGCTGATAAAAAGGCTCAAGAAGAAGCTAAGGCTAAAGAGGAAGCTGATAAAAAGGCTCAAGAAGAAGCTAAGGCTAAAGAGGAAGCTGAATTAAAAGAAAAAAAAGAAGCTTATTTAAAAGCTCAGGAAGAAGCTGATAAAAAGAAAGCTGAGGAACAACGAAAAAAGATAAAAACATACAGAGTAACATATGGATTTATCCAATACACAGATTTAAGTGGTGTTGTAAAAACAGCTAAAAAAGGTGATATAATAGAAGCTTATTCACTTGAAAAATTCAAAGGGGAAGAGATTTCAAAGGATATACCATCCGCCCCCACGATCTAAGGGATTTGGTGACGGTCCCTTAGATATAATGAATATGGTCGAAGCAGAAATTTACGATGTTAGAAAAATCTGCTTCGACTCGTTACCTGATATAGCAAAAAGAAAACTTATTGCTAGAGAAGAACTAATATTAAGAAGTATTGAGGGTAATAAATGACTAAACTAGATATTATAAATATGGCATTGGGGCATGTTGGAGGTGAAACTGTACAAAGCAGTGAATCTCCAGGAGTTGCTAAAACTTGTTCTGAAAATTTACCGCGGTTAATAGATATATTGCTGAATGCACACTATTGGTCATTTGCTAAAGAATACACTTCCTTAACTTCACTTACTAAAATAGTAGAAGTTGAAGGGGAAAATGTTATTCAAGAACTGCCATTTGGTAATTTCATGTACACATTTAATTACCCTCAAGACTTAGTAACAATAATCAGCATAGATGGTGTACTTACTGGTGATTTTCAATTTATATCAGGAAGAAGAATTGCTGCAAATGTTAAAACGTTAAACATCAATTATATAAAAAGGATAGATGATTACTCACATTTTACATCTGGGTTTTGTGAAGCATTATCTTTATTATTAGCATACCATATATCAACCAGGGTTGGAAGCGTTGATATTCATGTAAAAAACGATCTGATGACAAAATACAGTATTTACCTCAATAAAGCCATTTCTGAGGATTCTATGTTTGATTTTCAATCAACTAAAGGCGAATATGAACTGGTGGACGAATAATGAGCAAGACTATTAATTTAGGGCGGTTTGATTATGGAGAGATTTCTGACCAAGCCATGTTTTCAACCAATTTAAAAGAAAATCAATATGCATTAAAAAAAGCTAATAATGTATTTATTGACGATAATTCAGGTGTAAAAAAAAGATCTGGAACAAAATTTTTAGCAACTGGTAAAACTTTGAAGGATAATGGTCCAGAGTCAAATGTTTATTTTCAAGATTTACAAATACTAGGTGCTATTGAGGATGTTAATACTAGTGTAGAAATATGTAATGTACCTAAAAATACATTGTCATATGCTTCCGAATACAGTAATCCTGGAGATACTTTATTAGGAATAGGATTACATCTGCAAACAGAAAGTATTTTTGATGGTCAATACACAAATTTATTTAACAGATTCCATTTAATTGCAAATACAGTAAAATTAGTTAAAACCACAAACAAAGGGATTTCTGTTTTTAGGAATTCAGCACAAGGCACAGATGGGTTTACTGTTCAAAAAAATAATAGTAAAAAAAAGATGTCTATTTTGAGTGTAGAAAATTTTTACAGACATATTAGTGATGGAGTTAACGCAGATTATACAGTTAATACCAAAAATGTAAAAATAGTAACAGTTAGTAATTTTGCAACACTTGGAGATATCCTTGATTTAGATGGTCAAGGAACTCCGATAAAAAAAGAGGTCTCAGCAGTATTTATCTTTAATTCATCATTCGATGTCTTAGGTTATTTGCTAATAGATGTTGATAATTTAATTTATAATAAAGATAGATTTATAGGAACAAAAGGCGGTAGGCTTATTGGATTTAACTCTATAAACTACATTCCAACAGGAGCAACGAATTTCCCTGATAGTTACAGTTTTTTTACACTAACTGAATTTTTTACTTTAGGCCAAACTATTGATGAAGCTGGAACACAGGGGGTTGCAAGGTCTTATTATTCACCTATGTCTGGTTATATTATTAGTCCTTTAGGCGATAGTGATGTAAATTTTAATTGGATTACATCTGGTAGATATTTAATGGCAGGGTCTAACCGCGGTTTATGGATAATGTCAAAAGAGATGGAGACAGTAACAATTGATAATGCATACATGAAAAATGTTTCCAAAACAGGAACAGGAGATATTATCCCTGTTTTTAATAATGATTTTATTTATTTTTTCACACCAGAAAAAAGAACAATGGTTAAAGGTAAATTTATCCAGGGTGAATTTGTAGGTGAATCAAGAAACATTCTCTCTTATCATATATTTGAGAAATCAAAACCTGTAAAAATGGTTTCTGCTGAACATGGGTTGTTTTATATTTTTGTTTTAAAAGAAAATGGAACAATTTCTGTTTACCATGAATCATTTAATGGTGAATTTTACGGCTGGACTAACTTTACTATAGATGGAACCATACTTGATATCTCAAGTGTAAGGAGTCAAATAATCTTAAAAACCTTAAGGGTTACTGAGAGCGGAAATCAAGAGTATTATGAATGTTTTGATTTTAGAAACAATGAGACGTATCTTGATTGTTTTGTTAAAAGCACTAGCGGAGTATATGCTAGTACAAATAAAATGAAGATATATAACGCAGTTGTCCCAATTATAAAAAAAGCATATATCTATGAATTAAAAACTGAGTATAAAATAAGGAATGGTTTAATTTATGATTATTCAAAAATAGAATATATGTATACAGGAAAGGTTAAAGATTTAGATTTAAGTTTAATAACTGCTGGTTCGGAGTATTTCTATATTATAGGCGGTGAACAGTTGTCTATAAATCTAAGAGCACAAGTGTTTAAGCTTAACTTTTTAGATTCTACACCTAAAGAATTAACTTACGCATTAGGTGTTATCAGCGGAGATGGTATAACCGCATTTAAAAACTCATTTACAGATTCTTTTAGGCTAAATTTTGCAGAGTCTGATATTATTTTGCATAAAAATATTTACAACTTTTCTCCTGCGGATTATTACATCGATCAAATTGTTAAAAAAGTGGATGATTTATACATCTATTCCAATGCAAATATCGAAACAGAAGGAGAACATACATTTTTTTATCCAGCAATTACAACACCAGGATTAGCAGAAATTTCTCAAGGATTTATATACGAAGGATCAATCACACCAAGATTATTTTTTAATCTTTATAATGGGAAAAAATCAAGAATACATGGAGTAATACCTGTAGTATTAAAAACCTCTGGAATTGTTTATAGAAAAGAAAATAACGAAAATATATATTCTACTTTTAACTCAGAAGAAGGGGAATTGTTTACTGGCCTTGGTGAAAGAACTCAATTATCATCAAGCATGGAATCTGTTCCAGAAATAGAAATACTTGCTCCAGTTGGCGGTTCAATGAATATAACGTCTATATTTATGGAGGTTGAATAATGTTTAGCATAAATTGGGATGAAATTAAAAGTTCTGGGACAGGATTAATAGAAACAGTACTTACTCACCCTGCAAACCCAGCTCATAACATACATAAAGAATCAAAAAACTTTGACGAAGGTATGAAAACAATGGGGCACGGTATAACCACTGGTGATTCTGGGATGTGGGGAGCTGGCCTTGCTCAAACAGTAAACGCAACAGGTAGTATTGTAGCCTCAGCAGGGGCAATAGCTGTTGGTGGTGCTCTAGGTTCAATTGTTCCTATAGCTGGTGTTGCAGCCGCATTATTGATAGAAGAAGGGAATCAAACAATAAAAGCACAATTAGATGAAGGATCAGTAGAGGGAGGAATTAATAAAAGAAAAGAAGTTTATGGTCAATACAATGAAAGCCTTGCTAGTGCTGGAACTGCATTTGCAGATGAAATAATTAAGGAAGATCCATTCGGAAAAATGGTTGCAGACCTAAACGATGTAATTGATAAATTATCTGGACAAGCTAAGGTAGATGAAAAAAAGAAGAATCTGATGTTGTCTAATCTAGCCTTTAACAAAGAAGCTACAGAGAAGGAAATTAAATCACTTATAGACAAAGAAGGGAGAAGTATTTTAGAAAAAAGATTACAGTCTATGCAGTCGTTAGATAGAAGTATACAGGGTTTTTCTGAAAGCGGTGTTTCAACTACATCTGGTTCTCTTGCGGGTAGAATACAGAATAATTTATCTGTTATTCAGAATAACGCTGATATACAGAGGTTGGATGCTCTTAATATAGCTTCTAGCATGAGAGCACAAACATTACAAACAGAAAAAGAAACACTTACCCAATATGAAATAGACAAAGATCAAAGGCTAGTCGATCAAAAAATAGAAACCGCAAAAACTATAATTAATTTAGGTGCTGGAGCAGGTGAACTAATAAGTAAAATTGCAACAATGGGGGTTATATAAAAATGGATGATATTTTAGGTGATGTTGGAGAGAGACTTATAAAACAACCAAAGGCTAGCTCATTTGTAGCAAACCGCGGTAATACATCTGGTCGGATAATGGATATGACATCATCTGTAATTACCACTATAGCCAACAAGGGTATAGATTCATTAATTGATTGGCAAAAAGCATCTGCAACAACAGAAGCATTAAAATTTAAGAAAATATCAGAAATGGAAAGGCAAAAAAGCCTTGATGATCCTGACTACTTTTTAACACAAGAAGAAAGAACCGCAGAATTTGACCAGCAAATAGCAATAGAAGAAGCAAGGTTAAAACCATATTTGGAAAATAATGTACCAACAGATGCTATAAATACACAAAAAAAAATTATAGAAAATCTTAAGGCTCAAAAAGACTCAGCATTAAAAAAAGATGGTATTCATAACTACTCAAAAAGGATGACATCATATATAAATAATCTTTCAAAGGCTTATCCTCCACACATTGCAGCCGCAATGAAAGAGCAAATGACAAACCAGTTTTTATCAGATAACGCAGATATTCAAAACAGAAAAAGGATATCTCAAGAAAATAACCGTTTTATGGCACTAAAAACAGAGATGTCGGCCTTATTCTCCACAGGAGACCCCAAGGATAGGGGAAAGGCATTTGCGAGCCTAGACATGGCATATAAAGAAAAAAGAATTTCAAAAGAAAGACTAGAAGCTTTAAAGATTGAGTATGGACAACAGGAAGATGCCTGGATAATGAGAAGCATAGTTGACCAAGCAAAACTAAAAGCTAAAGCTAATGGAACACCTGTTAATTATTCAGAGCTTAAAGAGGCCATAGATTCAGCGTATATTGAAACACAGGATGATGAACAAAAGGCTCGTGGTTTCACTAGGGAACAATGGGCAGATGCCTCAAGACAGATGGTAGATGAAGAACTTTATAATGAACAATTGGCTAATAAGGCAAAAATACAATATTCAGATGGATGGGTTAATAAGGCAGAACAGTTATACAATAACATCTTAACAAAAAAAGCAAATATAACCGAAGTCAATGTAATGGTTGATCAAATAACGAAGGAGCTAGACGATAATAAAATAGACGAGCAAATGGCGGCTTATGTTGTAAACAGGCTAACTTCACTGGTGAAAGATGATGATGGCTCTTTTGAAGTTGATCCAGATGATTTTGCTTTGTTGTCAGAAACATTAAATGATAGAACTTTAAGTAAAACAGATAAAATGTCAATATTTAAAGATATGCTTGATAGAGGGAGAATTGACAACAAAATATATCAAAAATATTGCGGTGAATCCATAACAATGGCATCTAAAGAATATGAGTATGCTGTTTCAGAAATAGAGAAAATTTTTAATCCTGGTGATCCAAAAAAAATATCAGGAAAAGATTATGAAAAAAATACATTAGCCAGGGAAAAAGTTCTTGAATTATTAAGAGGTGTTGACCCTGGTTCTTTAAGTAAAGAAGAATTAGATATAAAAATTAGAGAACTCTCTAACCTAACTTTAGCTGAGACAGCAACTAGGGGTTGGATTTTTAATAAACAACCTAAAGAATTGCTGAAACAATCAGGGACATACATAGAAGATTTAAATGAACAGACTGTTGATGATTTACTAACATATAGTGATAGATTTAAAAACGAGTTCTTTACAGAAAAAAATGGTGTTCAATTATTTAATAAATCTGTTAAGGGATTAAAAGGCGGTGTTACCAATGATACAATTTCTGGTGCTAGAGAACTTTATCCTGTAGTTGGAGAAGATGGACAATTAGGTTTCTATTTAGAATTGGATTCATTAAACGGAATAAGGCGAGCTGTCAAAGTATCAATGAATGAAGATGGTGAATTTGTCCAGGAAAGCAACGGAATTGAAGCTCTTATGTATACAGAGTACAATGGAGAACCGGGCCTTTATTCTGTTTCTGAATATGGCGATAAAAATACAAAAACATCTAGGTATACAAAAGTAACTACATTTAAAAGCGAAGATAACGACTATATGAACCGCATAAACCCAAATTATGATTATGTAGCTGCTTATCAAGAGTCTATAATAGAAGCTGGAAAAAAAGGTATTACAGTAAGACAGGCAATGAATCAAAAAGGTTTTTTCATCCCATCGGAAGAAGAACTAAAGAATGTTCCAAGAGATTTTAATAAAATAGCAAAGGCCGTAGAAAAAGGTACTGCAACCGCGGCACATTATGTAGTAATGGATGACATGGTTAATAACGCAACATCACTTTATACAAGAGCGGTTCAAATAGACCAGTTATTATCTAATAATGTAAATGGGCAATGGGTACTTAGCGATACTAATGAAAGAGAATCTTTAATAAAAGAATATATAAATATCAATAAAAACTTAAGAACTGATGGAAATTTTTTATTCGATATTCCTGGTGATTATGACATTAGGATAATGAGCTCTTTGGGTGGAAAAAGATTCGTAGACAAGCCTCGACTTCCTTCTTTTAAAGGAAATGCAATTGTTCAAAAAATGACACTAGAAAAAGATTCTGTTATTATGAACCAATTGTTAAAAGACAATGCAGATTATACAAAATTGGTTAAGCAATTAAATTCTATGGGAAATGCCCCTCTTGAGGCCACAAAAGAATTAAGAGCAAGGATAAAGGAAATAGAAGATACTTATAAATCAAAGTATAAAAGCACTAAATTAAATAGTGTTTCTCAGTTAGGTTTGCAGCAAGATTTTAGTGGAGACACAAAAAAAGTTCTTGAAAGACTAAATGGTGATAAATTATCCTGGGATGAAATAGCGGTAAAGAATACATTAAATGCTAACGATGACTTTATAAAAGTATACAGGAACCTTAAAGGAAATGCCGTTGAGACAGGGAAAATAGCAACAGTTGTTGGAGCAGATTTAACAAAGTCGGCTGTTTTATGTTACCTAGCAGATGAAATACTTAAAGAAAAAGGTATCTCAAAAGAAGAATTTAAACCTCAAGATAAGTATGAAATTAATGACAACTCTTTAGCTGGTAAAATAAAGTCAGGGTTTAATTTTATAAAAAACAAAATAAATGAAAAATCTAATGTTCCAGATAACAGAGACTTAACAAAAACGCTTCTTTCTAATATGTATCTTAAAGAAAGCAATGATCCAAACTCTAAGTTTATGAAAGAATTTAACAAAGTTGCTAATGGCAGATTGATTGACAATTTAACAACAAACGAAATGTATGATTTAGTAAAAAAGTATAGTGATAAAGATGGGTCCACTGTAGAAATAACAGGTATATTCAAAGAAGGTGTTGAGATAGATATTGCAAGCTCAATGTTTACAGACCCAGAGGAATCACTTATTGCGTTACAAAATATTTATTTGTCAGAAAGAGCTTATTCTCCAGATAATCAATGGCTAAATGAGTTTTACCAAACACTAGGAGATGGCGGTTTGGACGAACTTACAACAGAGCAAGCTATAGATTTATTAAACAAATACAATAATAGTAGGGGTAAATAATGGAAGAAACAGACGCTTTACAACAAAATACAGAAAACAGAGTCCTTGAAAATCCATATGCAACTTCTCCGCTAGAAAAAAAAAGGATTTTAAATAATCCTTATGCAACCCCTATACAGGTTATAGGAATGGAAGAAGATAAATCAATCCTGGAATATATAAGGGATGAACAAGAGGCCCAGGCTATGAGGTCTAGAATTAAAAATGCTGAAATACTAAGCAAAACATTAAATATTCCAGTTGAATATGCTTATCAAAATGAGACAGAAATTAGAAAAAATTTATATCCTGGAGTAGATGAATCGTCAGGAAATTTTGCAAACAAGCTTAAAATAGTATGGGATTTTAATTCTAAACAGGAACAAATAAACCAATTAAGGTGGCAACAAATAAATGGTTACGATAACGGCAAAATTTCAGAGGAAATAAAAAAAATAAGAGTCTCCATGCCAGAAAAAAACGAGGTTGACAGGATCACAGAGTTTCTAATGTCCAACGAATCTATGGGGAATAAAATAATTGAGTTGGCAAAAAGCTTTCCTTATGTAGCTGTTTCTCAAGGGCCTAGAATGCTTGAGGGTGCAAAATTAGGAGTACCTATAGCAATAGGGGGAGCGGTTGCTGGTGGTATTGTAGCCAGTGGTCCAGGTGCTTTAGTAGGTGCTAAATATGGTTTTTATGCTGGACAAACAATGGCTACATTTAGAAGTACTACAGGTGGAATAATAGATTCTGTAATGACAGAAGCCGAAATGAATGGAATATCTATAGACCCTAAAAAATATGCTGCGGTTGCTTATGCTGGAGGTTTTGCCTCTGCATTAATAGACACAATGTCTTTAAATTTTGGTTTAACTAAATCTGTAGCAGGGAAAACACTTAAGGAAGTAATGGAAGATGTGGCAAAGGTAAATACACAAACCGCAATTAAAGATCAGGTTAAATTAACCGCAATTGCTACAGCAAAAAAGGCTGGAGGGTGGTTAGAGCCAGGATTGGTTGAAGGATTTACAGAAACAATCCAAGGAATGACAGAAAATTATTCAAGTGAAGTTATAAAAGCTTTACATAATATTGATGTAGAAAACCTTGAAAAATTTCTTGATAAAAAAGCTGTGGATCCAATAGATGTTGCAATTTCTGGAAAATTTTCCAAGAAACCAATGAAAGATATTTTAGCTGATTCTTTATTAGAGGGTGCAATGGCAATTCCAATGGCTGTTGTAAGTGCTGGATTGCTAGATGTAGGAAGCAATATTGTTAGGAAAAATGCGGTTAATAGTTCCAGGATAAATGAAGCCAAAATAAATGAAGAAGTAAAAAATATAAATAAAGAACAATCAACTGAAAATGTAACCGATAAAAAAGTTAAGAAAGAAACGGAACCAGTTGTAGTACAAGGTGAAAACTTAACAGTAAAATCAAAAATTTTTAAAAAAATGGATACCGCATTAAAGAATGGTGATTTTAAAAATCTAAATAATTATATAGATCATGTAGAAAAAACATTAGACCTTTATGAAAAGCCAAAAGGCGGTTTATCTGTTTTTTATAAAACATTTTCATTGATAACGGAAGGCCAAGATAAAACTTATGTAATGTCAGAACATAATATAGGTGATGAAAAAATAATAATCGGTAAACATAGAAATGGAGATAAAGCTTTTGAAGTTAGACAATATGTAAACGGTGAAAATGAAATAACATTTGAAGATAATATAACAGGCTATGAAGCTTACAAGATAACAAATAAAATCAATGACAGTACAATGGAAGGAAATTTACCATCTAACTGGAAAGAATATTTTAGCCATGAAGAACTACAAACTGTATATAAGGCTTTTGGTTCTGATCCTATTTTGTTTGATAGAAAAGTGAAAACACCTGTTTCAAAAAAAGATAAGAAAAAAGGGCAGGCAATGACTATTTCAACTGTTAAGGAATTTTCAGAAATGGCAGTTGCTAATCAATCAAATATAGTAAAAATGCAGTTAATAAAAACATTTTATTATAACCTAAAATCCAGGATTGCAACCTCTCAGGATTTATTGGCATCGTCTGGAAATTTAGCAGAGGCTATAAATGCAATAATAAAAGATGATGATATTCCTATAAATCTAAGGAATTTTTTATCTGAAAAATTAGTTGAATTTGGAACAAGGCCAGATTTGTCTGATAGCAATTTAGCAAGATTGAAAAGCCTTAAAGAGAATAAAGCAACTTCTGGGGCTTTTGATCCATCGTCTACAGAAGATTTATTACTGCTTGGTACAGATGAAAATACTTACAACCTAGAAAATATAGACCCAAGAATATTAAATGATATTTTAGTTAAATTTTCAGAAAAAAAAGACCTAGCAAATTTTGTAACAAATATAAACGGAAAAAGAGTTTCACAATTAAAATCAAAGATATTAGCTGAATTAAATGTAAATGCTAAAAAATCAGTTGGTGATGATGTTAGCCAGATAAGTGCGGTTAAAAGATTTTTCAATGCAACAAAGGGTGTATTTATAGTTAATCAAAGGCAATATCACAACCTAGTTGAGATGATAGGTGGAGAACATTCTTTGTTTTCAAAAGTCTTTTATCATTCATTGAGAGATAAGGAAATAGCAATAAAAAGCCAGACACAAAAATTTCACGATGATATAAAAAATGAATTCCTAAAAAGTGTTGACCAAAAAGAGATAGACAGCATGAATTCCGTTAAAATAAAAATCCCTGGGTTTAATTTTCCTGCTATAAGTTTTTGGCAAGGAGTTAGTATTTTAATGCACATGGATTCAAAGAAAAACCGTAATCAAATAAAAGAACATGGAATGAGATACAAAGATTTCATGGGAAGAACGATAGATTTTAAAGGTGAGGATTTCTTTGAAGCGGTTAAGAAAGAAGTTTCTCAATATCCTGTAGCACAAGCATATGTAAGAGCTTTTAGGAACGTTTCAACAGAGTTACTGCATATGCAGAATGCAACTAAAATAAAGCTAGATGGTGTTCCGTTGACATCAGAATTTAACTGGTTTCCAATGAAAAATGCAGAGGAAACTTTTGTTGACACAGACTTTAAAACTTTAGACAAAGATACTAAAGGTAAAAACTATTTATCTGTTAGGCATGGTTCACTAATAGGAAGAAATGATGAATTAGTAGCAGGGCCTTTGATGTTAGATGATGCATTAAATACAATGTTTAATGTCGTTCATAATGGAACCGCATTTGCTATAATGGAACCTACATTCTGGACTATCTCAAAATTATTAGAAGATAAAGAGATTCAAAATTCAATAGAAAATAGACACTCAGCAGAGCATTACAATGTACTTAAGAGAGCTATTGAATATCAAGCTGGAATAACTATAAAAAACAATTCTATGGAACAGGCAATTTCTGTGTTTAGAACAAATATGACAGCGGCAATAACAAAAGGTAATATCTTTATGGCCTTAAAGGCTCCTATCTCTATTATCTACGGTTTACAACATTTATCGCCTACGAATATGTTAGATGCGGTAAATAGGATTATGTTCAATCCAAAAGAATCTAAAGAATATGTTGCAAGAGTTTCACCGCTAATTAAGGATAGAATTTTAAATGGCGGTGGAGAAAGCTTGCAAGAAGTAATGAGAAAAATGTCAGGCCAAAGAACATTAAAAAATAATAAAGCAATAAGTATTATTGGAGATTATGGATTGATAAGATCCCTGGATATAAACACTTGCATAGCTATATTTCTTGCTGGAGAAAAAGAAGGTATGGACATTATAGAGTCAGGTAAATTAACAGATAAATTTAGGCAATTTACTGGTGTTGATTCTATAACATCAAGAATGACCGCAAGTGAAAAATCTGGTTTAGCCAGGGTTTATGCAGAGGAAATAGTAAGGAGAACACAACCAGCACAATCAAACCTTAACCAGCATAATTATTACAGAAGCGGAGAATTAATGAAAACAATGTCAACATTTGGATCATTTGTGAATATATCTCACAATATGGTTGATGTATGTTTCCATCAAATAAAAAAATACGGACCATCTGCGGTTCCTGGAGCATTATTTACATTAAGTTTAATAGCTATGTCATCTGCAGCAGCTTTTGGTGTAGATGTATTAAAAGATAAAATATTAGAAAGGGAAACAAAAAAAAGGTTTGGTGATGTTATGGCCAGTGCTTTTTTAAGCAATACTTTTATTCTTAGGGATGTGTACGGTATGTGGTATGGTAAAAAAGCTTATGGAGCCTTTGCTGGAGGTAAAGCATCTCCTGTTCCAATGGTTGCAGTAGGCCAAGATTTTGTAACATCTGCGGTTTATTTAACAACCTGTTTTAATGAAGATGGTTCTATTGATAAAAGAAAAGCTTCTATGGGTATAAACTACTTTTTAGATGGTTCATTAAAAGCTTCTGGATTACCAATTTCAGCAAAGCAGGGTTACGAAGCAATTATAAATAGGTTAGAATAAAGTTGGAAAATTTTCCAACTTCTAGGGGGTAATTATGGTAAAGACCAAGTATAGTGCTGCATTGATTCCTTTTGTAAACAATGTTGTCGATCTTGTTATAGACATACAAAGGGAAAGCGATTTATTAATATGGATTTATGGTCCAAATGTAAATAAAACACAAATTCCCACAGAAAAATATACATTAGTAAAAACACCAATAAAGACAACTGTAACTATAGATAGGCCATATTTTGATAGCATGTTGACTGCTGGATTTACTCATGTTTTGTACCTTAGAGATACAGAGATTGACCAGGTAATGAATGCGAGTGCTTCTTTCCCATTAGATCGTGAGGCAGTAGAAAAAGCTTTAGATAGAATTACACTAATACTACAAGAGCATAAATATAATATTCAAAACATGATGCCTAGACTATCAGGAGGGTTTAACCTTGAAGGTACAGAATGGCGGTTAGAATTTAACGATCTTAATGGTGCAACTGTACAAAGTCCAAATCTTATAGGTCCTACGCCAGAAGTATTGATAGAAGCAGTTGAAAATGGAGTTACATTGCAATTTCAACAGCAAAGTAATGACCCTTCACATAAAATCTACACACAACCTATTTATCTTAACATAGTTAGATATGACAATTTAAATGATACAATAACTTTTTTAGGAGCAGATGGGCAGAATAATACTATTGTAAATATGCCAAATTTTAAAAATATAAGTGGCGGTATAGATTTTTTTAGAGGACCAAGTAAGATTGCTTCTATGTTGTTTCCAAGATCAGAAAAGGTTGAAAATGAAACAGGACCAGATAGGGTTGATATCTATGGAGCAAATAATACAGTAGAAGCCTCTTTTATTCCTCCTAAACAAGTAAGAAGTGGTATCAATATGTACTGTTATGGCGGTAACACAATGACTAGTTTTGTAATAACAAGAGCACAATTACAACAATTAGGAAACGGAAGAACCAGATTGTATTTAGTTTCAGATGATGGGTCAAATGGTGATTTATTAGAAAGTTATTTTCTGTTACCAAACTTAAAAACTGATCCTATAGATACACGTAAAATAACAATACAAGAAGCTGATTCAGAGGTAGAAGTTGATTTATGGGTTCCGTCTATTTATTTGGATGTACCTTCTAAAATAATACACGTTATAGATCACAATAATGTAGAGAAAACTTTTAAAATGCCAGACATTCTTTCTGATGAAGAAAAATGCATAATAACATCTGAAAGCTCTGATAAGACATTATATTACCCAAAACCTATAATAAATGGAACAGAAGTTTCTTTTATAATGCCAGATGGAAGAGAGAGTGATCGGATTGATTTAAAATTAAATGTTCAAGAAGAAGTTATGAATGGTATAACCAATTCTGTAGCACCTCTTGAAAAAAACACAACACATGAAAATATAACAGATGATTATGAATTATTTATAGATGGAACATCATCTGTTCAAACATCTAAGGGAAGATTACCAATTGAAGGAATGAATGGAGGAACTTACATTCCTGCAAAAATAATTATAGATGGCCAAGAATATAATAACCCATCTAATATAGGAGGAGACACTAGAGGTTCTTATGGCTTCTTTAGTCCATGGTATAATAGATATCTTCGAGATTCTGGATGGAATCAGAGTAATGGATGTACTCATAAATTTATTGGAGACTGGGAAGAGATTGCAGCAACAGAAGTTGGTGGGCTGAGTTTTCCAAGTGTTGGAACAGAAGGAGGAATGACAAAGTTTGGTATATTAATAAAGAAAATAAACACATCGTTAATATATTTTGGAGAAGCAACCGCACAAGATTGTAGCTATGATTTTTCAACTAATATATGGACACAGGGAATTTCTAATTTAAATTTGTATAGAGCGGTTCAACTGAGTGAATCTTTAACTTATCTGGAACTAGGTTATATAAACAGTTCTAACTTTGTTATAAAGTTTGCAGAAACAGGACAAAAATTACAATTTAAAATGCAGTATATAGCAAATACTAAATTTATACCTCCTTATGGTGTTGACGGAAATCCAATAGCACCTAAAAGAACATACAATTATTCTTCACTGTTAGGAAAAACCATTAGATTTAAATTCAGACCGTTTTATGATATTAGTGTAGAGTCTAACAAATTTTATATAGGATCATATTTATGGGCTGATGCTTCATTCCCTTTCTATTTTTCAAGTGATGTAAAAAACTTTGTCTACAGTGATGGGCCAAATACTATGTATATATGGCATAATGGTATTTCATGGCTAATTACATCAGCTCCAGGTTCAGCTATAACACAAACCTTGCTACAACAGGAGCATGAAATAATTATATGTATAGCATTTTCAGATAATAAATCCAAGATACAATTTAATGATTCATTAGTTTATGAAGTTGCAAGAGATTGGAGCGGATTTATACCTATTGAAGTATTAAATATAGGAGGGATATCAACTTATCATACACCTGGCTCTTACTATAGCGATTCTATTATAAGTGATTTTTGTATATTCCCTGATAGTGTGCCATTTGAGACTATAAAAGGTAAAATTTTTAAAGACCCAAATAAACAATATGGTTTAAATGGAGATTGGCATCTTAACAAATGGGGTGATTGTCCAGCTTCTATAACTAAGGAAAAAGGAGCTTTAATTAAAAAGGGTTGGAATACTGCTGGTTATTATAGAATATATGAGGATGGATTTAAAGAATGTTGGTTTTCTCGTAGTTTAGTTGGAATCTATGGGGAAACATTTAATTACCCAATCGCCTTTAATGATAAACCAGCGTTGAGTGCACATGGGTTAAGTCCAACAAATTGGAATAGGGTAGCAAACGTGGTGCTTAACACGGCTACACAATTTAGAGTAGAAATATTGGCGTATACAACAGCTACTAGTCAACTAGCTCCATCAGATTTTGAATTACTTATGTATGCCTGTGGTTATTAAGGAGAAAACATGAAAATATTTTTTAATGAAAGATTTGCTTTTAACAGAGCAGAAACAGAAATAGAAATCATTTCTGAGTATTCACTAATGATAGATGGAATTTTATACAAATTCGGATCAGATAGTGGTGAATATACCAATATAGAGAATGAGACTAATGGTGTTATTACACATGCTGAGACTAAAGACTCTTTATTGTATATAACAGTTAATTATTACTACAGAGATAATATTTGGGAGAATCCAAATTGGAATAATACAGGTAATTTCAAAGGCAATATTTGGCATGATTTTAAAGAAGGGGATAAAATATAAAGATGTTTACTTTTAAACCAAAAGCTGAAATAGATAAAGAAAAGCTTCAAGCAGAAAAGCAGGCTAAAATACAAGCTATTAAAGAAGAAAAAAGGATTGAATTAGATAGAGGATATGAGTTTGCTCCAGGGTATTTTATGAATCATTCAACACAAACAACTTCAAGATGGAATTATACTATAACAATGATTAATAAATTGGAATTTCCATTTAAATGGTTTTGCGACAATAAGGATAATTCTGGACAAAATAAAGAGTATTTTATTGAATCAAAAGAAGAAATGGAATCTATAGCAATAGGCTATGGCTTTCATTTAGCTAAAACATTAAATGATGAAAACGATAAAATAAAAATGTTAAGTTAATTGCATATATGAAATATAGGATATAGAATAAATTTATGAACTTCATAAACATATTAACCGCCCTAAAAGGGGCTACACCGTTTGAAATAGCGGTTTCTGTAATTCTATTTTTATTTAGTGTTTTTATTTTTAGATTTAAATTCATCGGCAAAAAGGCGGTTGATAGAAGTCTGAAAATATTAAGAATCAAAACAATTGAAACTCTTTATGAGCAGATGTCCGTTCTTGAATCATTTCACGATCAGATGGTTGCTAAACTAACAAGAGCCTATAACGAGGCTACTTCGCGGTTATGCGATCAAATGCATTATAAAGAGATAATCAAAAACATTGAAAAAGAGGTTAAAGGGAAAGTTAGAAAATGGTTTAGAGAAAATCATTATGGAGAAAAGACAGATGAAGAATTTAGAATCTATGTAAAAGAAAAGATAGGCATGATTACTGATTATGTAACTTATGCACTAGATCATAAATACTGTACAGAGCATTTCGAGTTATCAAGAAATGCTGTTCACGATTTAAACCTGGAACTAATTCCATTTATAACAGAAAACTATACAACCGTGTTTTATAAAGCAAGGGAAATTTCCAAAAAAAGACAGGAAGAAATACAGAGGCTAGAAAATGAAAAGATGTATAACCCAAAGAAATTGTAAGATTATTTGTGTAATCCCTGATGATGGTAAAAGGGAATATGGAAATACTGTTTATACCCAGGATGATTTAGGCAACCGCTTTTTATATGCACACTTAAAAGAAATTATTGTTGAGCTTAATCAAAAAGTCAGAGCTGGCGGTTTGATAGGAATAATGGGGAACACAGGAAATAGTTCCGGGCCACATTTGCATTATGGGATGTATCTTCCTGGAGATTCACTTAGCGATCTTAGAGGGCCAAATGCTATTGATCCATCTGATTATTTAAAAGAAAATGGATACCCTGTTGAAAATGGAGTTATCAGTAATCCATATGGCAGGGTTTTTAGCATAGAAGAATTAGGTATAAAAAACCGCAAACACATGGGGGTTGATTTTGTTTAAAAAGATACTAAAAAAGTTATGGCAAGTTCTTGACCATAAAGGGAAGATAGCATCAATACAGGGAAGCTTATTGGCATTCCCTGTAAATGCACATTTGGTTTATTCGTATTTCTCTAAAATAGAACTTACAGAGGCCCAATTGCTAACAGCGGTAATTCTTAACGGAATAGCTGTTGCGTGGTTTATTTTACCGTCTACGATAGAAATAACTGGTAAATTATTTAGCTTGAAGATCATAGATTAATGTTTATAGTAAAAGTTAATAAATTTTATATTAAAGTTGTCGATGATAAGTTTGTTTGCGGGCAGTTTAATGTTCCTGGAAGCGAGTCTGAAAAAACTGATTTAATAAATGCCATGAGAGATTTGCATTCAAGAATGTTGCTAGGATATTATAATACTGATCCTGTAAAAAACTTAAAGGCTGCTATTGATAAATCAGATGAAAATATCAGAATAGCAGCCGACAAGTTACTCCGCCAGTAAATCGCGGTAATAATTGATTATGTCAATCCTTCTATCTCTTTCATCATAAAGATCTTCCAAATGATTAGTAAGCTTGGAAAAATCAACCGCAGAAAGAACCACCTTTCCATCTAATCCATAATCAGCACCGTCCTCAACAGTAATGTGATCTAAGTTATGAATCAATGGAAGTCTTGGATGAAAAACTTTATCAGCCTTTTCCGTTTCGTTTGTTTTGCAGCTTATTAAATTGATTAATAGCATCAACAGAATTGTTAAAAACAGTTTTTTCTTCTTGTTCTTTTTCAGTAAAAATCTCTTCTTGTTCTCTGATAAAATTTTCTTTTGCATTGTCAATTTTGTTCATCTCCATAATAGCCCTAGTAAGACTGTCATTTTTAATGTTACTAGATATAATAACTTTCCTTTGAATAAGAATAACCGCGGTTAAAAGAGCGATTATAACTATAAACCCTAATAATACATATCCCATTAAATACCCCCTCTACTGTATTTTATTAATTCTTTATAAAATGCATTCCAATCAATAGGAACATCAAATAAACCATTGTATTTGTATGGATCATCTATTGCATATTCCAGCATTAAGTCAACGAATAATTCTGTATCAACATCTTCTGATAATGCCAACACAACCGCCATGCATTGAGTATCTATCTCCAGATCAATCATGCCTTGGCCTGTATGCCTTTTTTCAGCTAAATCTACAATATTTTTATAGATATCACCTCCTAATAGCTGAACTTTTCTTATTTCTGTTTCTCCAGCGAATATAACCGCGGTTAACAGAACCATCATTACAATTAGTAATTTCTTCATAAACTCCCTCCTGTTTATATTTCATTATACTACATTTAATTTTTATCATTGTTGGAATAACCAGCCATAAGGATAGTTCCAGGCATTTGGTAATCTATTAACTCTGTAGCAAAAACCCTCAACATTGCATCATCTTCACACGTAGAAATATCAACAGATATTTCCAATTCAGCGTTTTTATCAAGTAATTGTAATATTTCAAGTAATTGTTTAACCTTCATATTTTAACCGTTTTGTAAAATTTATTTCATTTAGTTTGCCGTAATCATTTAAATTATATAACCAAAATTCGTGATTAGTTGTCTTTTTTTGCATATCCCATATTAACCAACAATACATAGAATTTCCACCTAGTTCATTAATACCAGTTTCAGTTAATTTTATTTTTGGTGACATTTTAATATAACCAACATACTCTTTTTTATTTTCATACTTATCGTGAATTATATTATAATTTCGAGTATTTAAAGGGAGTAAAACAAAGATGTATCTGGCTTCTTTAAATGCTTTATTCATAAACTTGTATTTGTTTGAATATGGTGGATTCATTGCTATGATATCAGCATTATGATTAGCCAATAAATAATTCCTTTTTTTACGACCTATTTTGAAATCAAAAGCAATTAAATTATAAAATATCCTGGATAATAAATTGCTAATTGCACCATGGCCACAACAAGGATCAATAACACGCATATGTTCGTAATCCTTGATATTTTTTTTAATCCAATCAATTAAAACAAGACTCATTCTAGGGTCTGTTTGGAAAAGGTCCTGGAGCTGCTTTTTGCTTAAGACTTTTTTTCTAACTAGACATTTCATTTAAATTCCAGCCTTCTGTTTCACCGATAGTTATAACTTTAGTTTTATTTTTCATTGACCCTATCCATGCACCAGAAATATAAACAGAATATCCTTGAGAATATAAGTAATCAACTTTGTCCATGATTTCTGTTATTTCTCTTCTGAAATCGTCAGCAGTATACTCTTTTGTTAATTTGTAATCCAATTTAAGGAAGTCTGAAAGAAGATATTCTTTAAATGGAGCCCCAACATTTATAGAAGTTGGAAAATTTTCCACAATTGACATAAGACCTGTAGCATCTGTTACAAGAAATCCTTTTATCTCTTGTTCAACTTTATTAATAAACCTATACCCTAAAACATTATAGGCGTGATTGATTGTTTCCTGGGTTGCAGGTACTATCATTTTGGCAAATTTCATTGTATCTCCTTATGTCATCCGCGGTTAATTCTCTTCCTTCAAATGTTCTTTTTACCGCCCTTTTCAATTTTATTTCACCTATTTTTTTCATTAAACTTTCATCTATAGAATGTTTAATACATAGGAACCTAACCATATCATAAACATTAAAATTAAGCCTATTTGATTTTTTAATTAATAGCTGGTTTACCGCATCAATGCACATTTTTAATGGCTTATTATAAAAAGAGATCTTATTAGTGAATGGCATATCAATATCAAGTTTATTGAACATATTTAAAACATCTGCAGATTCTTCTACTATTGAATCCCTGTCATTTGTTATAATTGCAATTGCAAGTTCAATCACCTCTTCAACCGCTTTTTTCTTAATTACTTTTTCACCATAGTATTCAAGTAAATATTTATTTGCTTTTGAATCAAAATTCATTTTCCATTTCCTCCATAATCTCTTGAATTTCAACCGCTGTTAATGGGTTGATGTATAGACCTAATAAATCCATGCAAGTTCTTTTAGAGCTATGATAATGACGCTCTATAAGTATATTTCTACAATACTTATCATCTATTATAACCCTTGCATCTGTAACAGCATCTAATAGTGGTTTTAGGCATGAATCTGAATCCTGGCCAAACTTTAAAAATACTACTAAATGTACATCAAAAAAACTTTCAGCTTTCACATTTTTATCGATAAGTGTGGTTATTGTACTCTTGAAATGGCGGTAAGCTTCAGTTAGATATACAACTGGAATATGGCGGTTCCCTTTTTTGATAACCCTTATATCCTTCCATTTATTAACCGATACTGCCTTTCCTTTGAATACAACAAGCTCTTTCATTTAACCCTCTTTATTTGGAGAAGATTCTTTAAAAGAATCAGTTATCATGTATACATCTTCATCTTTTATATTTTTAATAATATCGAATGTTTGATCTTCCTTTTCTATAAAAATAATACAGGCTTTATTTTCCAGACTAGATCCTTCAACTAATTTCACAGCCATATTTCTTAAACCTAAATCTCTTATTCCCATTAACCAATCCTTTTGACTAAAATGTCTTTTATTATTGCTTCTCCATAATTCTGAAGAATTCTGTAATATGTAAAAAATTTCTCATTGTCTTTATATATTCCGAAATGCTTCATAGCACCAGAAAATGTAAATTCTTTACCTTCAACACCTTCTATAGAGTATTTATACTTCATTGTTTTACCGCCTAAGTAAAACAGGCAATCACCAATTTCTAATTTACCATCAAGTGCATTTAATTTATTTTGAAGTTCACTTTGAGTTAATCCAGTAATTGTCCTTATTGCTTCTTCTGTGGCTTCCTCTTTGAAACCATATGCTGATAACATTATCATATAAATTAACCTCTAATTTCTTTTCAAAATATTACCAAGTTTTAATATATAAACAAAATCAGAATTACCACCTAATTCTGGATTGCCAATACCTTTTATTATTTCTTTTAATTCAATATCAAACCAAGGAGAATTTTTCGAATATCCATTTTTAAATCTGATTAAATCATATTCTTTAGAAAAGCGAGTGTCCCAATACGGTTTTATAGCTCTGTATTCTTCTTTTTTTATACCAGATAAAATTAAATCAAACCATTTCTTTTTTAATGTTAGATGGAGAATTCTCATATAAACCTACCTATAATTAATCTTTAAATAGATGTCCACAATGCAGACACCTATAATAAAAACATAAAATACTATCTTAAAAGGGAATGTCATCTTCAAATAATGGATCAGGGTATTCTTCTTGATACCCTGTATATTCTTTACGTTCATCGTGCCGTTGATTAGTTTGTCTGCCTTGTGTGTGTTGCGTTTGGCTATTAGTTTTTCCTTGAGTTTGTCCATTATTATCTGCTCCACTCCTTCCTTGCATAATAATATCCTGGGCAATAATTTTTAAATATTTTTTCCCATTATACTCTTCCATAAATGATTGACCAAATACAGAAATATCCATTCCTGTGTGAAGAAATTCGGTAATGCCCTCAGCTCTTTTCCCCCAAAAAGATACACCATACCAGGTGGTTTTTCTTTCTTTACTTTTTGTATCGTAATACTTTTCAGCTACAGATAGATTTAATAAAAAAGATTCACCAACGAATTTAGTCTCTATTCTTCCTATTTTCCCAACTATTACGCCGTACATAAACGCTCCTTTGCTGCGGTTATTATCAATCCAGCAGCCGCTTTAGTTATATTTCCAGGACAATGCCCTGTTAGTCTCTTTATATATGCTTTTTGTGATTCTGTAGCCATTCCGTTAAGCGGTAAAATATTTTTACTCATAATTTTATCAATAACATTTGAGGCTTTAGATTTATCAATTTCACTGGTATCTATCATATACCTTGTTAATAATTCTCTTTGCTTTTCTGTTATCTGGCCTTCTAATTTTTTCCCTTGGAACCATGCTTCACTATCAGTATTTTCTATATCTAACATGGAATTTATTTCTAATGGATCAAAAGATTCAAATTCATAACCTTTTCTTTCTGCTCTTCCTACTATACTATCAATTGAATAAAATCTTTCTTTTATTTCCTCTATTGCTTCAACGAGATCACCATCTGGATCCAAAGTTTTAGCTTCTTCAATAAACTTTTTATCAAAGTTATCTTCAAGTAATTCATATGATGAAACCAGATCATGTTCATCTGAATTGTATGTGAATTCTAATAACCGCAAATAATCTTTTCCTTGGAATAGTCTTGTTCCTCTTCCAACAGCTTGTGAAAACACAATTCTTGATTTAGTTGGCCTTAGCATTACAACACAGTCAATAGACGGTTCATCATACCCCTCTATTAGTAAATTATTTGATGCTAAATATTTAATATTGCCAGCAGAAAATTGAGCCAATACGTGTTCATTATCATCCCTATCCCCAAAAACACAATCAGCTTTTAATTTCATTTCTCTCATAGTTTCAGCAATCAATTTAGAACTATGAACATTTGGCATAAATAGCAAAACTTTATTCCTGTCCTGAGTTTCTTTCTCAATATTGTTTGCAATAGGAACTAAATATTTTTCAATGATGGTCCCTAGTTCATCATCATCAAAATCTTTTTCATTTGTTTTAAGACTAGATAAATCAATGTTGAAATCCTTAACACGCCTACCTTTAATTCTACAAAGAAATCCATCCATAATTGCTTTATGCAAAGTATACTGATAAGCAATGGTCGTAAAAGTTGGATATAAGCTAACTTTATCTGGCCTATCTGCTGTTGCTGTTAAACCTATTCTCTTTGCATGGCTAAAATGCTCAAAAATATCTTGATATGTTTTTGCAGTAGCCCTATGGCATTCGTCAATTATAATAACATCAACTGCTTCTTTAGGTATATCAAAGAGTCTTTTACCTTTTATTGTTTGTACAGAAGCAGTTACATTGCCACAACCCCAAGAAGCTCTTTGTTTACCCTGCTCTCTATATGGATAACGGTCAGTATGCTTATATATTTTATCCTCAGCTTGTGTAAGCAAAAAACCGCGGTGTGCTATGAACAGAACCTTTTTCTTTTTTTGATTTAATTTTGAAATAACCATTGCAGCAACCTCTGTTTTCCCTGTTCCTGTTGCCAATATCAATATTGGATGTTGGTCATTATTTATAGCATTTAAAACATTTTCACAGGAAATTTCCTGATAGTACCGCGGTTTAAACATATCAATCCTTCCTTATGTGTCCTACCTTTCCTTCTTTACATGCCTTACAACCTTTACCTAAACATAAAGGGCAATCAAATGGAACATCAACCCAAGTTTGATATTCATTTATATCCAATTCAACACGATCCACAAAGTCCAGGAAATATTTAGATTCATTAGATTTAGAATATTTCTTTATAAATGTGGTAGTGCTTTTCATTATTGAAATCAAAGAGCTTAACCGGTTTTTATACCAGAATAAATAATCTTCATTAGTTTCTTCTTTTGTAGGTTTCTCATTAATTTTCTTTAATGCTCCAGATACAGATTTATTTGCAGCTATTTCAAGTTCTTCCGCTTCTTCTGTTTTACCTTCTTCTTCAAGTTCTTTTATTTTATCTAAAACTTGCTGTCCCATCTTGAATGTTTTACCAGACATGCCAAGCTCTCCGCCGACAACATCTCTTATAGTTTCTTTACCTGTTTCAGCTAGTATTTCTTTTTTCTTTTCAAGAAGAAGTTGTTCTCTTACTTCTCCTTCCCTTATTTTTTGCATAATTGTTTTGTTTCTATAAAGGTTTTCCTCAAGAAGATGTCTTGTTCTTTGGTAGTCGTCTTTATAGTGAAGCATAACAGCTTTAATTTTATCTTTACCAAGAAACTTATGTGCTGCAAACCGCCTTTCACCAGAAATTAATGTGTAATTTTGGTCAATAACAACAGGTTGTAATAGACCGTTTAATTCAATAGATTCAACCAATTTAGCAAATTCTAATTTTTGTTCATCTGTTTTTAAATTAGATGGGTCTGTGTCTCCATAAATATCTGCATTAATCGGAAACGGTGAAATTTTGCTAAGTTCAACCTCTAAATATTTTTCCATATATCATCTCCTTCGTATTTTTCCACTTTTTTTTCAACAGGTGGTACATCAAATAATGGATCAAATAATTGTGGTTGTATAGGTGCTTTTTCTGTGATTTTTGATTTAACTTCTTGATTAGGAGTTGGAAAATTTTCCAACTTTTTCTCTTCAATTATTCCTTCATCTTCTTCTACTGTTAAAATTATACCATCTTCACCTGTAGGATTTTCAGAAAATATTTCCATAAAAACAATAAATCCCTGTTCAATTGCTAATTTTGCAATCTCTTCTCTTTTAGCTTTACTCATTGATTCACCGTGTTCAATAAGCATAAGAGGTAATTTTTTAGGATCTTTATTGGCCATAGCAAACATAACCGCGGTTTTTAACCTGTCTGAAAAACAAGAATTACTCCATAACTTGCCATTAATTAAAACATTTTTATCAGTATCAATTTTTATACCAGGTACACCGAATTCGGCATTGTTATAAAGATCCTTTATTTTAGAGTCAAGATCAGAAATAGCATTATTTGATTGAAGAATTATTTCATCTACTTTTTCTTTTTCTTCTTTCCATTCTATATACTTACTGTATAACTTATCGTTTTCCAGGAACTCTTTAGCAGCAAGTTGTTTTTCGTAAAGCAATCTAGTGTCTAGCACATTTTTTTCGTCTAAAGAATATTTGGAGTCAAGAAGTTTATTATAATTAAGAATTTGCTCTTTCTTATCAAGAATATGCCTTTCTAGTTCTTTAATTTCATCATTTAAAATATTAATTATTCCATGAAGCTCTTCTTGTTTTTTTTCGATAACAGCAATATTTTCAACCGCTGTTTTAAGTTTTACATACTCTTCTGGATTATACTCACCAGCCTCTTTAGGTTTAGAAACAGGTTCCATATGACCAAGTTCTTTAATTTTACGATTATAATAAGTTAGAGATGTTTTAATCTCTTCTTTTTCCTTTTCTTCTTCAACCGCAATAGGGCAAGCTGCGGTTAATGTATTATATACCTCAGCTCCAGTCTTAGTTGCCAGTAATGAAGGATCATAAAACCCACCAAATAAATCTTTAAGAATAACTTGTGGTTTAGCTAAAACCTTATTTTTATTTGAAATAACAAGTTCTGCTACTTGTTCATTTTTTGCATTAATTCTTATCCTTTTTTTGATAAGAACTCCTGTTGATGTACTAACTTCAATGTTAGCTTCTTTTTGCCCTGTTTTAATTATTCCATTAGGAACCTGACCACCGTTAAATAAAAGCATTAGGGCATCTATCACAGTTGATTTACCAGCACCATTAGGTCCTACAATTGGTACAAATTCTCCGTCTTTTAATTCCTTAGATACTAAAGAAATATTACGTAAATTTTCTATCTTTAAATAATTTAAAGAACCAAATTCTTTTAAATCCATATTTAAACTCCTTCATAAATGGTAAAAGATTTATTCCAATCAGATAACCTTTTACTCCATAATCTTCCGTTTTGACCAATATATATAACATCTACTGGGTGTGACTCTATCAACTCAATTGAAGTATGAATATTGGTTAAAAATAAGACAGTATAAATGTTTCCATTTCTATGTTTATATTGTTTTCCAGTCATAAAATTATTAATATCAATTAAATCATCCATAATTCCACCTTATTGTATGTTATTCATAAAGTTGTAAACCGCCTGAATAGCTTTAAATGTTTTAAAACCTTCAACTAATTTAACACCATCATAGAAAACTGGTTCAAAGAAAGGGAGCTTAGGGTCTGTCCCTATAATTCCAATGTACCCTATTTGAGAGTGTTCAATCCTAGCATAAGCACCTAACTGTATTTGCCATTGTTCATAGTAATTAACTTTAAGTTTTAACATTTTACTTGAATCTTTTTTTGAGAATCCAGGATGTTTAACACCCTGAGTTTTCCAATCAATAAGTCCTGGGACCTGATTACCAAAAGGGTCAAGGATCATACCAGAAGCATCGCATTTACCTGCATATCTATCGATTTTGTTTACAAGAGTTTTCTCACAATCTACAGTAACCGCGGTTTTTAGAAACCAGTCATAGGCAAGCCTTATACTAGCATGAAGCGGTTTACTAAGTGCGGTACCATGAGCCATTACAAAGTCTTTAACCATTACCAATGGAACATCTTCTTTATACATACTTTCTATTAGATCATGTACATCTGTTCCTTTTTCGGCTGCGTTATTTTCTTCATCAAATGTGTTTTTTACTATTCTTGTATAATCTTCAAGTGAACAGTTTTGATCTATCCTTTTAGCGATTTCAATTAATCCATTCTCTTTCCATTTAATAATCCCAGGTTTTGCAATTATATCCAAATAAGTTGTTACGGATGGTAACAATCCCTCTTTTTTTGCAACTGAAGGAGTAGCATCAAATCTTTCTAAACCTTCGTCTGTGTAAAAATGTCCCATTATTTTTCGCTCCTTTTTAGGTCATGCATCCGCTTGGCCCGGTTAATTTTTTCTTTGACATGAGGATATCGTGTTATAACCGCAGCCCACCCTTTATCATGTTGCAACTTATGAATACTCCTTTTTGCATGGAACCAATTCCAGGAAAATTCATAAACTCCTTTATCAGATCCAGCAGAAATAATATGCATTCTTTCTGTAGGATCAAAGTCAGTTCCCATTTCCATTGTAAACTCACAATATGGAAATCGTTCTCTGTACTCAACCCATGAAATTTTATCTAAATCATCCTCTACAAATCTGTGTTCGTACCATAATTTAAATATTTCAGATAATGGCCGTTTAAAAATTGCATCAACAATATCTTCTGGAATAGGCCTTTCTAGGAGCATTTCAAATGCTACTTCAATAAATCTATTCATATGAACAGTTGTGCATAATTTATGAGATGATCTTAAAAGTTGAAAAGCACCAGTAAATTCATTTTTAATTTGAAAATTAGCATGTTCAAGGATTCCTTCGTGTATATCATCTAGATCGTCACCAGTTGGTTTTCTGCCATAGTCTATTTGATAGATTAAAGATTCAACCGCCTTTAGTGTATTTAGTTGATTTAGAGTTCTCCTTTTATACCATGTTTCCAGCATTACCTCTGCAAGCTGTTCCCCATCAATCTTTAAAACAGAACCATCAACAGTAGGAGATAAAACCCCTTCCCCTGTAATAGTGAAAAAAACCTTATTTTCGCCGTTAATCCATTTTTTTATTACAGGGTCAATGTTAGAATTGCTAAAGAGTAATAAGGGATTTTCTACAAACCCCTTAACTCTCATTTACCAAGACCTTTTAAGATATTTAATTTTTCATAAATAGAATTAAGATCAGTGGCCTGTTCAATAAAGTTTTCCCATTTATTTAATGTTTCAATGGCATTAGGACCAAAAGCTCTATCGAAATATTTTATAGATGTGAGTCTATTTAACTCATTTTTATAATCTTGTTTAGCTCTAATCAAATCCATTTCTGTAGATGTTTTATCATTATCATCGCCAGAAATAAATAGGAATCTTTTTACAAATAAGTTTTTAACCGCATAAGTTATCGCCTTACCTGTATCTTTATCTCCCTGGTCCACACCTGAACCAATAGAAACCGCTGGAAGTGAAGCCCCTGTTTCTATATCCATAAAAATGCCATGCAAAACTATCTTAACCGCGGTTGATGAATGAAAGAACGGATCAATTTTTGTTATGAAAAAATCAACTCCATATTCATCTAGCAATGGCCTTACTAGAGTCAAAACTCCCTCTTCACTCCTGGCCGCATAAGAGCTGTTTTTTAAAGCTACTGTCATGTCTTTACCCATGAAACATTTCTTTCTGATTTCAACAAGTTTTTTTGCTAATTTAACTTGATCCTGATTGATTACCTCGATTTCCATTTTCACCTCACACAAAATCTAATACAAGATTTTCTCCCTCAATTTGTTTTAAGTCTATAAACTTACCATCGACTTTTTCATACTCAATAGGTAATGTTATAAACCTCCTTCCATCAGATAGAGCCAAAACCTTAGTCATATAACCATCAAATTTTTTAATATAAACACGGTTTTTCTCTACTTGAACAATTATTTTATCTCCAATTTTCCAATCTTCAAGAAATTTAGCTGGTATATAAAAAGCAGCTCTATTATTTCTGGAATGTATACTACGCCTAACTGTTTCCATAAGCATATTTTATAGTATCTTTTTAGTATTGGCAACCAATTCTTTTAGGTAATCAATGAAGTTTTCTTTTTGTTTTGAATAATCACCGTATTGAGATGTAAACAAATGCTTTCTAATAGCTATCCATCTATTGAAAGATTTAACAATTTTTTTTGCTTCTCTTTTGTTTTTTAAGGTTTTAGGGTCCTTAAGCAAACCGCAATAAATATTAAAATAAACAGGGGTTAAATTCCCATCTGTTCTTTTAGAACCAACTTCTTCTGACTTTAATTCTTTGATTACCATATTTACTCCTTATGATTAATATAAAGTGCCGAAAATATTTATTTACCCGCTTTAGTTAAAATATCTTTTGCAACTAAAACAGGACAATTTAAATCATGTGAAACATCATTGTAACTTTTCCATGAAGAACCATTACAGAAATTACAACAGTAACCTTTTGGTGAATAATCACCATGATCGTAATTTTCCCAGTATTCTAAAACAGTTTTTGCAAGTAATTCTGAATCAGATTTATAGCTCAATTCTTTCTCCTTTTATTTTAAGTTAAGCAGTATGTACCATATAAATTAATTATAATTCATTCTAAATTCAGTAATAACAAATGGACAATCTGCTTTATCGCCAAGAACAAGAGCGGTTAAAAAATCATCGTTATTGTTATATGGGATTAATTCCTCTATTTTTATGTTGTTACCGTTTTCAAACTCTTCTTTAATGCGGTTATCCTTGAAATAACCATCAAACCAAAAAAATCCATTACTCATATTTCCTCCAGATTATTTACCTTCATACTGCCACATGACAGCATTACAATAAGAATGAACCGCACCCTCTGTCATTCCTGTATTATGGTCATGCTGCAAATGAATAGGATATTTTAAAAAATTATTAGGAAAAAGTTTCAAATTTATTTTTTTATCTTTTACCTTCTTATCTGGTTCTCCAAATAAAGATTTACCGCAATATAAGCATTTACCATTTTGTTCTTGTATATATTGCTCTCTAACCTCTTTTCTTTCTGTCCAATGCAACAATGTATAATCTACAGGTAATTTATATTTCATTTATTATCCTTAAATCTTATTGAAAACAAATTGTGCATTATTATAAAGCCAACATTCTCTAGATTTTTTTCTACAGCACCAATACACATTAAAAACAATAAACTTAATGCAGTTAATAAAAACATTAGACTTAATAAATCGTAAAAAGATTTCATAGAATTTACTCCAGGTTATTATTATCAGTAATTTAATGTTACTTGCATATATGCCCAATCATCACCTTTAAGGTAAATAAAAGAGTCATCATTTGCATAATTAAGAGTAAATTCACCTAAATTACAAACATGTTTTTTTAAAGTATAAATATCTATAGGATATTTAGAACATTTTAATATTTCTGATTCAGCTTTATATCTTGTATCAAAAACAAATTTTTCAGATGAATGTTTAGTAGATTCTCTATTAAGAATAGAATTGAAATCAGGAAAATTTTCCAGCTTAGTATTTACAGGAATTAGAAAATAATTTTTCCCTACATTGGTTATAGTAAAATATTTAAATGAATCAGAAAGTTTATTAGTAGACAATTTAAAATAAAGTAATTTCCTACCATCTGTAATCCCTAATGTGTTCTCATTAGGATTGTACCTAACTAAGTTCTTATACTTTGAGCAGTAATAAATAGAAAGAAATTGATCTCCTATCATCGATTTTAAAGCTTTACCAATTTTAGCATCTATTTGAAATGCTTCTCCAATATTACTAATCATTTTAAAATAACTCCTTTATGTAAATTTCACATTTACCATTATAGTCATCGTAGTCTAAAAGAATTTCTCCAGCTTCATATGAATCTGTAGCTATTTTTAAAGCATCTTCTTTTGAGTTAGCTTCAACCTCTATTGTTCTTGATAATTCTTCTGTAATACATATATTAAATTTCATATTAATTTCCTTATACTTTATTGGTGTGAGGGCATAACTGTCCTAAAGGCGGTTATGCCCATCAATGATACTCTACCGGAGCCATCGGGCAGTGAACCTCATTTTTGACAGGGAATAATTCACACTAACCCTTGGCTGTTTCAGTCTGCCCCATAGTAGCCACTTAATTCTTTTACCCCTACCGTTACGATATCCCGACAGATAAAAAAAAGGGAGTTTAGCAATGCACTTACCGACCACCACAGCCAATCAAAGCCACAAGGAAAGCTTTGAAAAGTAAGTACATAACTAAACTCCCTGGAATAATTATGTCATATCCTTGTTATTTTTATTGGCGGTTAACTCCAATACAGTAACTATAAACAACAACTTTTAATTTGTCTATAAATCAAGAACATTATTAATTATGAATTTTTTAGCATCATTTTTAGAGAAAAAAATTTTATCAACTGAATCGCACAAGCTGAGTTCTTTGTTATCTTTTTTTTCTACATAAATTTCCGTTACCCTTCTTGAAGTAGTTTTATCTTCAAAAACACATTTAAATCTAGCTAACTTATGCTTATTTACAAAAGAAACAGAAACTAATTCTACAGGCATTATTGTGTTAGTTGTTGAATTTACTTTGTAATAGGTTTTTTCTACATCAAAACCCTCTTCCATAAAAATCGTTCCTATATCTAAGAACCTATCGAAATCTTTTATTGCTTCGTTTAACGTCGTTACCATGATGAATTCTCCATTACATATTTACAACACTCTTTAACCCAGCCCTGTTGAACCGCGGTTAAATCCTCTATAAACGATACACCTATAGCAGCCTCTAAAGCATCTGTAGGATCACACGTTACACAATATTCATGGTTATTTAATTCATATTTAAGTGCATTCTTAAATCCATTCTCTGTAGAGATAAATTCTTTATCCCATTTGCAGAATAACTCTTGTAATTTTTGATATTTAGAAAGATTCTTTCTGAGTACAAACCCTCCATAACCAACATCTACTATTTTATTATCAGGGCCTATTTTATACTTTTCAATAGCAGCTTTCATTTGTTCATTGCCAAAGGCAAAAAATAGACCAGGGAAAGCAGACATAATTCTTTCTTTTTTTTTGCAAAATTCAGAATAACTTCTTTTTTTCATCTTATTTTTCCTATACAGTAGCTTTTAAAAATACTTGGTTGTATATTTATATGACTATCATTTGGATCGGTAGCCATTTCGCCGTAAACATCTTCCAGCCTATAAATAGTGATCATACCAATTTCACGTTGATAATTATAATCAAATAATTTGCCATTAATTGTTATACATTCCCAGAAATCACATAAATCTTCTTCATGTACACAATCTGTATCTTTATAAAGTTTTTTACGCAATTCTTTTATGTCTAAGTATTTTTCTAAAAATCCTAAAAAATAAAGCTCTTTTTCTTCTTCTGTTTTTTTTGGAAAATTTTCCAACTTTTCAACTGCATCCTCTTCAAGAGCTAAACACCTTAAAGCCATATGGTTTAAAATACCCTGGGAAAGTGTCATTGTACCTGATTTATCAGGCATACCAGATAACATTAATTTTATGAATTCATAAACATTATCTGGAGTTCCAAATAATCCATTATACCCATGCTTTATAGCTGCTTTAGCTTTTTCAGGGTCAATACTAATCATTTCCATTTTACACCTCTCTAACCGCGGTTACGGTAAAATCTAAATAATTCTCAGTCCATGGTAATTCTTCTCTTCTAGGGTCTAATTCAAAATGGAAGATATAGAATTCTTCTGGATCTGTTAAACCCTCATGTTGAGTTGAAATTATGTAGTTCTCAAATTCTTCTTTAGTATCATTCCAGAACCCATCAATAGATAAAAGCATATTAATACTCCTGTCCGCCGCTATATTCGGCCATGTCATCCCAATCTAAACTAGAATAAAAACTTTTAGTTTTTTTAGGAACCGCGGTTTCATCAATAATCTTTGATAAATCTTCACCAAACCTTGCAGCACATTTTTCTTTGGCCCATTTTAAATAAGATGGGTCAACAGCTAAAACATCTTTTACTCTTCTGTGTTTATATTTACCGAAGAATAAATAATCTTCTTTACTTGTTAGAATCTGAGACATTTTTTGACTCCTTCAAAATATTTATTTCATCTTTAAAATAATACATAAGACCTATCCAGCTAAACATTGAATCATCAAGGAGAACTCCATATCTAAAAGAATTATCAAAAACCTCATAATCTTTTATTGTACCAGGGCCATTAGGCGTTAACACTTTAGTTCCTAACTCTATCATTTTTTTGACTCTTTCATTTCGCGGTAAAAATCTTTAGTGGCTCTTCTTGAAAGATAAGCATTTGAATAATCTCTAATTATTCTATATTCTTTGAGATTTATTTTAGCTTCTTTATAGGTATCAAAATAATCAATTGTTTCAACTTTGCCTTTTATAGAGCAATTTATGAAAATCATTTAATAATCACCTCCTAACCTTAAAGGACACCAATCAGGAATATGCTGATAATCAATTTTTCTTTGATTAAAAACTAGTTCAGCTTGTTCCTTAGTTTTAATATCCATAAAACCATTAATACCTTTAATTTTTTCCCTAGGAGCATTTTGGTGACTGCAAATATTGATTGAACCGCCTTTTGTAAATGCTCCTGAATGACTAGCATGTTTACAACCTCTGCAATTTTCAATTGTTTTAGTTACAGTTATCGTCATTTATCAAGCCTCCATTCATTAAACCCTGTCTCAAAAGCTATAGGATCATATCTTCTAATTAACCGCCCTAAAGTCTGATTTTGACAATTGCGGTTAAAAGAAAGCTGCCCACAATGGACAGCTAAATAATCGTAAAAATCTTCCCTTCCAACGGAAATTAAATTTAAATATTCTTCATACTCCTTTTTGCTTTTTGGCATCGTAATACCCCTTTATTGCGGTTTTTATAACATCCCATGTTATGCCTACTTCTGAGTCGTGTTTGTCCAGGATAATATCTCTTATTTCAAAATACTCTTCATCTTTAAAATATAAACCTAGTTCAAAGGCAGTATGCCTTATGTCACACATACCCCAAACAGCACCAAAATACTGAGAATTGCCGTTAATTTGAATTAGTGGATTACTCATTTTGATTCAGGTTTAAATTCAACGTGTTCAGCTATAATTTTTATCCTGGAATGATTTTTTCCATTATCATCATCCCATCTATCTTGTTTTAATCGACCAACAACCCTAACACCACGACTTTTTCTTAAAGTATTATTGCAAGATTCAGCCAATTTACCCCATGTTTCAATATCGAAATATGAAACCTCGTTTACATAATCATTGTTTTTTCTGTAGCTTCTATTTACAGCAATCGTAAAACAACAAACTGTAGAATCAGATGATATTGATTTAGTTTCTGGATCTTTAACCAGATTTCCCTCTAATAAAACACTATTTAATGAATTCACTATAAATCTCCTTGTATTGGGGGTGGCCATAACGACCGTTGGTTATTTCCCCCTTTCATACCGCACCATGGAATCGAACCATGGCAGTACCATTTGCGGTTAACCCACTGTCTGAATACTAGGATCAGTACAATCAACAACAATCATTACTTCGTCATTGATAATCGCAACATCATTAATCCTTACACGTGAATCACTTAGGGTTATACCTTTTTGCTTGAATAACTCCAAAATATCACTGATCTCTAAAAAAAGCTCATAACTTATTCTAGCCCTCTTTTTTAAAACCATTTTTTATGTCCTCCAATTTGACTTTAGATAAATCAAAAGAATTTATCGCTTTGTTATAAGACTCACATGATTTAAACGAAAAAAATAGAAAATCTCTTTCATAAGCAAAATCTATTTCTAACCTAAAACAGTCCGTGTCATAATCAAATATTTTAGATAAAATTTCAATAATATCATTTACTGTAAACCAAACACTAGTTTTAGTTTCTTCTGTAATTTTAACATTCATTTTTTTTACGCCTCCTTAATTCTTTTTTAAAACCAGCTATTATTTTTTTCTCAATTTCTGGCTCAGCACACTGTAAACCGCGGTAAGGACATCTATGGCAACTAATAGATAAACAACAAGGCAAAATTTTACAATGTTTCCATTTAATTAAAGAAACTTCTAATTCCGCCGTGGTTATCTTCCAGAATTTACTTTTACGCACCATCTACATCCTTAAGTTTCAATTTATCCAGGATATAATATTCATCGTTAAGTTTTTCAACCGCATCCCAGGTAAACCTGGACATATCTCCTTTAAGTGCGGTTTGTATGTCTTTGATATACTTAACAACATACAAAGAGTTTTTAAGGAGATAGATGTTAAACTTTGTAGGACTTATCTGATTTTCTTTTAACCAGATTAGAAGGTCTACTATACATTCAATTGGGTATTCCTCTTTAAGAAACTTGTAAAATTCTATATCAATCACGGTTTCCATATTTAATCCTTAATAGACATAACCAAATTTAAAAGATCAACTCTTTGTGATTTAGCATTTGTAAGTTCTCTTTCAAGGTTGTTAATCTTTTTGTCTATTTTTTCTAAAGCTTTTTTTAATTCATTTGATTTAGACCAAATAGAATTATATAAACTTTTTAAACAAGATTTATCCTTAGAAAAAGACATAAAATCTTTAAAAAAATTACCAGATTTAGATTTATAAACTTTTACTACTTTATTTTTCCAAACTAAATTGCTGAAAGAAGTTTCACCAGAAAAAGAATAAGGTACAAGAAACAAATCTGATTTATGATTTAAAAGAATTCCGTAGCTATTATCATCAAGTTGCACAAGCATTCCGTTTTCATAGTTATTGTTAAAACTCATAGTATAACCTCATGTCTAGAATAATTAGGATATGTTTTATCCAATTCCTCAATTGTTTCGATTAGTTTAGTAAAATCAACCCAATTTTGTGGGAAGGAAGAATCTAAACATTTTAAAAATTCTGTTAAATCAATAGATTCATCGTATAATGATGCTCCATGACCTTGCTTAATGCTTCCAGTAGTAATATATGCATTAGAAATGTAATAACCTCCACCAAAACTTTCTTGAACATATAAAACGCGGTTATTATGTTCGAACCAAAAGTAATTAACATCTTTAGTATGTTGCCATAAAGACACACAAACTTTGAAACCTCTTTTTAGACACTCAACTATTAATTCTTTACCGCCTCGAAATATTCTATAATCTCTTTCAATCGCGGTTAATTTTACTTTTACCATCCTCTTACCTCTCCTTCATCTCTTATAGACGTATAATGAAATGAATTTCCTCTATACCCTATTATTATATGGTCTAGTAATGTTAAGTTTAATAATTCACAACCATTTAATAGTCTTTCAGTTAAATTTATATCTTCTGGACTTGGTTCAGTTTTACCACTAGGATGGTTATGTGCTAACATAAAAATATGAGTGCCTTTCTTAATTAAAGAATTAAAAATTATAATTGGATCTATTAAGCATTTATTATGCACTCCAATACTTAATAATTCTATATCAATAACTTTATGGGCAGTATTTAGATGTAGAAGAAACATTTGTTCTCTGTCTTTTATTAGTTCAATATGTTTAAGTGCATTTATAACATCATCAGGATTTTCAATAAAAGGAGAACCAGCATTATAACATTTGTCTGCTAACCATAATAGAATTTTTTTATCAATATTATCATAATAGTCATAAGATTTTTCTTTTAAAATATCCAATACTACACTTTCATTATTTTTTATCATTTGTTCGAGATTATTAGCAGCAACATCCTCTCCGTGACTTCTTAATAAAAACATAGCTTCTGAAATAACTTTTAAATCCATAATATCCTCAATATCCTTATTCGCCGTGATTATCTTCCATAAAGTTGGAAAATTTTCCAATTATTCCGCCGTGATTATCTATTATGAATTCATTGGCGGAGCCTAATATTTCTATGAATAACCGTTTAAAACTGTATTCTCCAGGGTATAATAAAACCGCTATTTCTAGCGGTTCATTTTGTTTTTTACTTTAAGGCAGAGTGCAAAGCAAGGCTTTGGTACTCTATAAAATCATCGTCTCCTATGGTGATTTTATAGTTTGGTAGTCTCTCGCAAACTATATTTTCTTTTCTTGGAGCTTCTGGAAGTGTTCCAGTTTCTTTAAAAGTTTGCAGTTCCCTTTCTGTTAATGTACTTTCAAGGTATTTTAAACTGTTGCGGTAGGTTTTAACTTTTGAAACATAGTTATAACCAAATTCTCTTGCCTCTGCAACCATACCAGCAAAATCTTCCTTTCTATATTCTGCGGTTGGATAGCAATAATCTTTATTTGTCATAATAATTCTGTTACGCTCTCCTAGTGTTAAGACTTTAAAAAGCTTAACCGCTTTTGGAGTTCGACCATTAAAGATTACATCTTTTCTGATTACTTGGTCATCGCACTTTAAGACTACAATTTTTAAACCATTGTCTACTAAAGACAATGTATAATTTTCAAACTTAAGGTTTTTTTTCTCTAGTAGTTTTATCATTTTATGCCATCCCTAGCATGTGTTTATTTGGCAGAAATTCTGCATTTGCTTCTATCATATTCCGAAAATTTAAATAGTCACTTAAACTTTTAAATTCTCCAGCACGGTATTTTTTACCATTTGATTCATAAGCGTTAATCGTGGTTGTTGCTATAACTCTTAATTGCTTTAATGCTTCATCTTTAGTTGTTATTATTTCGTGGCAATAACATTCTAATAATTGTAAATCAGATTGACCCTCTAAAATTCTTTCTGCGATTATAACCTCGCTTCTCCAGTTGTTAAGGAATTTAAAGAAAACTTTTTTTGATTCCTCTGTTTCAAGTTCCTTATAGTTGTTCCATGCTGTTTGTAATTCGTTATACAATTTTGAATAGAATTCCTCTGTTGTCTTGCAACCTCTTAATACTGCATTTGATTTGTTTACTAAAGCCATTTCGTTTAATCCTTTGTTTCCAAGATGGAAACCATTTAATTTAATTCCTACTAGGTAGGATTTATATAAATATCCTTTCGGTTACTTATATATATATTCTATCAAATAGATACTATTTAGTATAGTAACTAGATAGATTATATCGTAAATAGTTTAAATATTTTCAATTAATCTACTTAACTAATTACTATACATTATTGATAATCGTTCTTAATAATTTACAAAGGCGGTTTATATATTTCCACCTTTACTACTACATAAAAAACCCTCAATTTAATTTAAAGATAATATGTTTATTTATATGGGTTTTTTATCAGCCTTTTTCTGTAAGAAAATTGCTAATATCGCTGTATTGGTCAACTATTAAATTGTCCTTTGAATAAAGGGCGGTTTAATAGTTGGTCTTTAGGAAGAAGTTATTTACAAGCAATTAAATATTTCTCTAAAGCTTTAATACATTCAGATTGTGTACTGTAACCTATACTGTAATTATCATTAAAGCAATAATGTTTCCATATAGATTTATCTTTAAAATTTTCAATAGGTAATTTAAAAATCATATGGTTAGACATCCAGTTTATTAATTCAGTATCTTCATGTTTACCATTATAGAAATCATCAATTATGCAAGTAAGTTCAATTAAAGAACTATTTATGTTTACAATATTTATTCTATTATTTTCCATTTCTTTTTTTCCTTATATCTATTACACAATAAGTTTAAAACATTGATATTTTCCTTTTTTTTTATTTGTTTTTTATTTTTTTGTATTTTATGTTTAATTGCGGTTTATCGCGGTTAAACTATACTTCTTATCTCTTAGCTATATATAGGGAATATAACTTTATCTTACATATTTTCATCCCACGTGTTATCATTATCTTAAGCATTAAATGTAACCTGTATAACATGGATTATACAATAAATAGAAATTCAACGAATTATGGGAGAATATATGGCTACAAACGAGAAAAATGAGCCACTGAGCCATCGAACGAGTAAGTTGGTAGAAAAGTTAATCCAACAGGTAGAGGAAGCGATAGAGCGTAACCCTGCGAAGATAATAGAGTATACTGACGTGATAAGAAAGGTAGCTGAGATAACAGGGATAGAGAAGAACAAGGGTAGTAAACTTGCAGTGGTAAGGTTGCCTGGACTTATGGAGATAGAAGAGTTCAACCGCAGTGTATCGGAGAATACAGAATTCCCATGCGCTGAATCGGAAGATACTGGGATGGAATGGTCAAAGCCCCACTCGGAGTTGTTGGCGAAGCCAACTAGTGAAATACCCACGCTTACGCAAAACATAGGTACAGATACGGATGAATTAACACCTGGAGAAATAGACTGGGAATCCTTTGATAACTTTATAGTAGGAGAGTAGCAATGACAGACGAGGAGCAATTGGAAGCGATGGACCTATTACTTGAATGTAGCCGCGTTTTCTTAGATTATTCAATAATTCATAGGGAAAAACACGGAAAAGGCAGTGAGCAGTATTTGAGGAATCATGGGATGTTTGAGAAGTGTCATTCATTCCTTGATAGGATGCTTTTTGAAAAGTTGGAAAATTTTCCAGAAAACAAGGGATAGCGATGGATGGGTTGATTAAAAATACTTTACAACAGTGTAGTAGTTATTTCTTTACGGCCGCGATGACCTCTAAAGATGTCCATGGAGAAAATAGCGAAGAGTACAATAATAACTTTAGCATGTTTTTGTTGTGTGAGTTTACCTTAGGTAGAAAAGTTGGAAAATTTTCCAGAAATGAGGAAGAGTTATGGATAAGCTTTTAACAACGAATGATATTGAAGAACTCTTACCTAAGATAACAGGGAGTACCTTAACTCAGACGGACCTTGATGACCTTGCGGACGGTTACTATTATGTATGGGAACCGCAACCTAAACAGGCGTTACTTCTTAGCTGCCCAGCCGATGAAAAATTTTTTGGAGGGTCGAAAGGAGGTGGAAAATCGGATGCAATCCTTGGCGGATGGATAAGCCATGCAGATAGAGGCGGAAAACATGCTAGAGGTATTATATTTAGAAGATCGAACTCAGAGCTGGAGGAATTAATTCAGCGGTCCAGGGAGATGTTTGAACCTCTTGGAGCTGTTTATAAAATAGCCGCGAGAACTTGGACATTCCCAAATGGAGCCATTTTGAAAATGAGGTTCCTTGAAAAAGATGCCGATGTTGGAAAATACCAAGGACATTCTTACTCTTATATTGCCATAGACGAGTTAGGAAACTATCCTACTCCATATGTTTATGATAACATGCTTTCTTGTCTAAGGTCTGTCCATGGTGTTAAGTGTGAGATGATTTCAAGTGGAAACCCTGGTGGTGTTGGCCATGGTTGGGTAAAACGGCGATTTATTGCTGGTAAGATTCCTAACCGCATTTATAAATATGAACAAATAATTAAAGTAGATGGTAAAGAAAAAAAGATTGAGTTTACAAGGTGTTTTATACCTTCATCAGTATACGACAACAAAAAACTAATAGAAAACGACCCTAAATATCTAGCCAGACTTGAAATGCTTCCAGATCAGCTAAAGAGAGCCTTTTTGCATGGGGATTGGGATGTTTTTATTGGTCAGGTTTTTGGTGAGATAAGAGAAGATAAGCATTATATAAAGCGATTTTTATTGCCAAGACATTGGCCAAAATTTGCGACGATTGACTGGGGTTATAGTAAACCGTACTCGATAGGATATTGGACAGTAACAGATACCGGTCGACTTATAAGGATCCATGAGGACTATGGTTGTGTTCCAGGAATGGAAAATGTTGGTGTTCAAAGAAATGCTAAAGAAGTAGCAGCCAGAATGATTCCATTTTTAAATGCTTTTGGTACAAATTCTGTCTATGCCGACCCTGCTTGTTGGCAAAAACATGGTCATGGTCTTAGTATTGCAGCAATTTTTGACATCAACGGAGTTAAATTAAAACCAGCAAAGAGAGACAGAAAGGCCGGTCTTGCCGCTTTACATACAATGCTGCAGAATGTAGATTCAGAAGGTAGGCCATTATTTGAGGTTATGGATCATTGCACTGCATGGATAAGGACAGTTCCTAACCTTGTAGGTTCTAAAACTGACATTGAGGATGTAGACACAGATGGTGAAGATCATGCTTATGATGATACCAGATTTGCTGTATTGTCTCCAGAAGTACAAAGAGGAACAGATAACTGGGCATGTAGAATACATTCTAACCACAGATATTTAGAAGAAGATCGAGATTATGCATTGTAAGCAGCGGTTTTTCATAGTAAAATATGCTTACCTCGGTTTGTGCCCCTTAGGGGGCTTTTTTTATGGAGCAATATGATTAAAGAACAATGTACTTCTGAATTAAAGGGTTCTACTCTCTATATGAGAGGGACAGATGTTAAAGAGATCAGTGATATTTTAGCTATAAAATGGTTGCTTATTCCTAAGCACATAAAAGATGTTGGTAATGTTAGCTTAGGCGTATGGCTTCAAGCAGAGGTTATTTATAAAAGACATAAAGAAGAACTATTTAAGCAAAAATCTTTAAAAATAGAAGGGCATTCCCTTGGCGGTGGTATAGCTTTACACATCGCCATAATGCTTTTTTTGGATGATTACAGGGGATTTATTAAAATTAATTGCAAGGGAGCGGTTAAGTGTATTGATGAAGATACCGCAATATGGCTGTTTCCTAAAAGACAGCAGACTATATGGGCGGTTAATCATAAAGACCCTGTTCCATTCCTAGGATGGTGGAAAGAGCCTAATCATTGGACCCCAAGAACTGGGGAAAAACGTAAACATTTCTTAGATTGGAGTATAAAAGCTCATACAGATTACTGAAAGTTGGAAAATTTTCCAACTTTTTATTATTGATAATCTAGGTTTTAAGTAGTAACCTATAAATTATGGATGAAGAATTAGGTAAAAAACTGGCTGCTGAGGCTCAAGAATTATTCGATGAAAGAAAAAGAGTCATTGAACCTGTCTGGAAACAGATTGCGGAAGTTCTTATCCCCGAGCTTCAAGACCTTGACGGTTCAAAAACAATAGATGCTTTATTGGCTCCAGGTCATTACGATGGTTCACCACGATCTGCCCTAGAGGTTGCTTCTAATACTTTGTTTAGTTTAATGTGTGGCCCAGGTACAAACTGGATTCAATTCTATTCTAAAAATAAAGAGCTTATGAATGATAGAGAAGCAAGGATTTATTTAGATGATTTAAGAACTTTAGTATTAAAAACACTTAGGGAGAACGGATTTTACCAAACCGCAAAACCAGCTATCAAATATGCATTGGCACTTGGGACAGTAAATGTTACTGTTACATCTGAACCAGAAGAAGATTCAATTGACTACATGCTTTGGCATCCTGGTGACACTGCTTTAAGTGTTGGAAAAAATGGCAGGCCAGATAATCTTGTAATAAAGCAAAAAGTTAAAATAGAGGACCTATTGAAGTATGATGAAATTCCTCAAAAATATTTAGACCTTATAATTCAGGGAAAGGGTAAAGAACTTGTTAATGTCTATTTCTTTTTCAAAAAAATAAAAAGAGAAGAAGATAATGTTTTGGGTGGAAAATTTAAGTACAATCTGTTTCATGTTTTAGAGACAGGTGAAATAATTTTACATTCTGGAATGATGTCTCAACCTGGAGCTATTTGGTTGTTTGAAAAAACACCTAGATTATCTTATGGTTTGTGTCCAGGATATTATGTTTTAAGGGATGTTTTGCAAAGCAATAAGCTTAGAAAAATTGCAATGATGGAAGCCGAAAAAGAGGCTAAACCTCCATTATGGGTTCCTAGAACAACAGCAGGGAAGTTTTACACAGAGCCAGGATCAATAAATTATTATGATCCTGGAACAGGGCAAGATTTCCCAAAGAGAGTATTTGACAGGGCTGATTTAACAGGCATTAAGGAAATGCAGTTAGAGATAAAACAGATAGTAAATACTCATTTTTTAATAGATTTTTTTAATGCATTAACATATAAAACTAAAAGGGTAACAGCGGTTGAAGTTCAAGGGCTATCAGAAGAGATGTCTCAACAGGTTTCTTATATAGTTCAAACCATAGAGGATAATTTTTTAAGACCTATAGTCTTGAGAACATTATTGATATTGGAAGAAAAGAAAAAGCTTCCAGAAATGCCTACATCAATAAAGCAAGAGGATGTTTTAGGTTTACAATTTGCAGGGCCTTTATCCATTGCTGATAGATATTTATATAAATCACAACAAGCTCATAGGGTTCTTAATGAAGCCTTAGCACCATTAGGAGCTATTGCACCAGAAGAAGTAAAAGACCAGCTAAATGTAAGAGCATTTATCGAACTAGTAGCGGATGGAATTGGCGGAGGAAGTGCTATTTTAAGAAGCGAAAAAGAGGTTGAAGAAATTCAGGCACAAAGAGCAGCCGCGGCTCAACAACAAGCGGAAGTAGAGCAAGCGGCAATGTTACAAAAAGCGGGAGGTATGAACAATGGACCTGAACAGCCAGCAGTCTAGTGATTTTATCAACAGAATGAAAACCATGTTAACATTAAATGGCTCTTCTAGGTCTGATGATGATAATACAAGGGTTTTGTTTAGAAATATTTTCATCGAAACTCCAGGAGGAAGGGAGTGTTTATCTATTATTCTTGATATGCTACAGTATAACGAGAAAATAGTAAGTCCTTATGAGCTATCGTTGCACAATGTGGCGGTTGAAATATTAAATATTCTTGGTGTAAACAGCACCATTGATATAGTAAACAGTATAAAATAAAACGGAGGGAATTTATGTGGTGGGACACGTTACCAGAAAATCTAAGAACACCAGAATTAATCGAAGTCTATAAGGCTTATGATTCACTAGGTGCGTATATGGCTAAAACCCATGAAACTTTAAATACAACAAGGGCTTCTTTGGCTGAAAAAGAAGCTGCAATGAAAAGTTTAATTAAAGTTCCTGGTGAAAATGCTACACAGGAAGAAATAAACCAATTCTTCAAGGGAATTGGGGTTCCTGAATCAGAAAAAGATTATGGAATAGATGAAGAAGTTGGAAAAATGTTCAAGTCTGCAAACCTTACTAAGACACAAGCTAAGAAGTTAGCAGAAATTCTTGGAGAGAATACAAAAACCAAACAGCAAGCTTCTGAACAGGCCAGGTTAAACAAGATAAAAGAGTATGAAACCTCTCTTGGTGACAAGAAAGAGGCTACATATACGCTAGCAAAAAAGGCGATTGCCCATTTCTATGGAGAAAAGGCGGCTGAAAAAGAACCTATTATTTTACAGGACCCAGAATTGATTGATGTAAACGCTAGAATAGGTAAAATTATTAGTGAGAAACCGGGACTTTTCCAGAGCGGTTATACCGGAGCTGGTCAAGGTGGATTATACAAGACTATGGAAGGTCTTGATTAGGAGGAAATAGATGGATAAAGCGTTAACACTTGCTGACATTAAGGCAACCTTAACCCCAGATGGATTACCAGCTCAAATTATTGACACAATGGCAACGTCTGGCTCTTTAACGGAGGATGGTTTATGGAAGCCAACAAATGCTTTCGGTAGAAATGTTACGGCTAGGACCCTATCTGTACCTGATGGAGAATTTAGAAGGGCTAACAAAGGTATTACCCCTGGTAAAGGTTCCATAGGACAAATAGAGGATTATGTTGGCTACATAGAGGCTATGTCTTTTGTAGATGATAAGGTTATCAGGTCTGTTAAAAAAGGTAATAAGGCTCAGGCAAGAGCTACTTATGACAAACTTTTCAGTTCTGGTTTAGCTTCACAGGGTAGACAATTTACAATTTATGGTTCCAGAGAAGCAGACCCAGAAGCATTTAATGGAATGGCAGCAAAAAGAAACAAAATAGATAACATCTATACTATTGACTGTACTCCTTCAACTGGGTTTACTGTCGATGGGAAAAGAACATCTATTTTTCTTGTTGCGTGGGATGGAGACAGGGGATGTCATTACCTTTATCCAGAAGAAACCGCGGCTGGTATAACCACTGAGGATTTTGGTAAGCAAATTATTCCTGACCCAAATAATGATCCAGCAGGGCCACAAAGGTATTTACCAGCTTGGATTACTTGGTTTTATTATGACCTTGGGTTTACGGTTAAAGATGACAGAGCATTGATTAGACTTTGTAACATTGACCTTGAAAATAAATCAAGTGATTACATGAAAGAGGTTCTTGCTAAACTTAATCAGGCCGCAAGAACACTTTCTTTTGATCCAGGATCAGGGAAAGTTAAGGCTTATTGTAATATGGACATGGAGGTTTTCTTGGATAACATGGTGTTAAATCTTGCTAACTTTGAAATGACTCAAATGACAATCGAAGGGAAAACATTTACTTCTTCTATAGTGAGAATTCCATTAAGAAGATGTGATGAAATTTCCAGTGCGGAAGTAGCTGTAACAGCTTAAGGAGAAGAATTATGAGAATGCCAGTGGATCAAAACCTAGTTCTTTGTGAAATAACAGGTACAGGCTCATACCCTGGAGGTGCGGCTGCATTTTATGGACCTGTAGTAAAGCTAGCAAATGGCGGTAAAGACATTGCTCCTTTACCACAGAATACATTAGTTGATGGGAATGGATTTCTTAATGTTGAAATTGTAATTGCAGGTACATTCAC